TGGCGCGGTTGTAGTCAACGGCGGCGCTCTTGGGACACCCTCAAGCGGCACCCTGACCAATGCCACGGGCCTGCCGGTCTCTTCGGGCATCTCGGGCCTAGGCACCAACGTCGCCACGGCTCTCGGCACCAACGTGGGCTCTGCGGGTGCGTTCGTCGTCAACGGTGGGGCGCTTGGCACGCCTTCTGGCGGCACGCTTACCAACGCGACGGGGTTGCCGCTGTCAACCGGCGTCACCGGCACCCTGCCCATTGGCAACGGCGGCACGGGTCAGACGACTTACACGGATGGGCAATTGCTCATCGGCAACAGCACGGGCAACACGCTGACCAAGGCCACCCTGACGGCGGGCTCCGGGGTCACGATCACCAACGGGTCCGGGTCGATCACCATTGCCTCGAGCGGGTCGATGGTTTACCCAGGCGCCGGGATTGCGGTTTCCACGGGTTCAGCGTGGGGGACTTCGCTCACGGCTCCCAGCGGGACGATTGTCGGCACTAGCGACTCGCAGACGCTGACAAACAAGACCCTCACTGATCCGACGATAGTCGGGGCGATCATTGAGGATGTTTTCACCATCACCGATGGCGCGTCGGTAGACATTGACCCAGCCAATGGCACGATTCAGTTGTGGACGCTTGGCGCCAGCAGGACGCCGACCGCTACCAACTTTGCCGCTGGCGAGTCGGTGACTTTGATGATTGCAGACGGAACGGCGTTTACAGTCACTTGGACGACCATCGGCGTGGTCTGGGTTGGCGGGTCAGCACCTACGCTCGCCACTAGCGGATACACGGTGGTCGAGTTGTGGAAGGTCAGCACCACCGTTTACGGCGCGCTGGTTGGAAACGTGGCATGAGGTCACACTTCTTGAGGGCGGTTAGCAAAACCTCGCCACCAGCCTTTGTCGGCGCTGTCGGCAATGCTGCCGCACAGTCCCAAAACTACACGATCAACCTTGCCAGCTTGTCTGGCGGCACTGATTCCAGCCCGTCTGCCGGTGATTTGATTGTCATCGTCAACGGATGCACATCAAGCTCAACAAACCTTAATTCCACTGGGGTTGTGACTTCTGGATTCACGCAAATCGGCAGCCGACTTGACTCAAACGACACTCGGACAACATCCACTTGGGTGTCGTACAAGATTTCTGACGGAACCGAAGCGTCAATTACGGTGCGTGGAAACGGAACGGGCAGTTCTTACGGCAACGCTGCTGTTGCTCACGTCTGGCGAAACATCAACCAAACGACGCCATTGGATGTGACCACAACGACAGCAACAGGCATCAACACAGGGCGACCCAATGTGCCGTCCGTGACGCCAGTCACGGCGGGAGCAATCATTTTGGGGGTTGGTTACGGAGCGCTGGCTACTACCGCCGTTGCTCTTACTGCGGCTGGGTTGAGCAACGTGCATACGGCAGAAATTGGCGCAAGCTCTGGTGGTGGTGCTGCAATCATTGCCGCCTACACCGCTTGGACAAGCGGCGCGTATGACATGGCGCAGTTTGGTGGGGGCAGCACAAACAATGCAAACTCATGGGGCGCGGCTGCTGTTGTGCTTCGCCCAGCGTAGGGTAAGTCATGCTCATCAAAACAGATAACGGGTCAATTGCAAAGTATCCTTACACAGTCTTTGATTTGCGTGGGGATTTCCCAAACACATCTTTCCCCGCCGACTTGCGAAATGCAGACTTGCGCGACTTTGGCGTGTTCTCGGTCACGGCGGTAGATGCGCCTGTAGCCGACTACACAAAAGTCGTAGTTGAAGGGGCACCTCTGAACGTGGGTGGCAGTTGGACGCAAGTGTGGATCGTGCGGGACGCCACCGACGCAGAGGAAGCGGCAGCGCTGTCGGACATCCAAGCCGATTACGAGCGCGCGATTCAAGATCATTTGGACGCGACCGCCCGCATCCGTGGCTACGACAGCATTCTGTCGGCCTGCTCCTACGCTTCGGGCACCCACCCCAAGTTTGGCCCCGAAGGTCAGGCTTGTTTGGCCTGGCGCTCGTCGGTGTGGGAGAAGGCGTTTGAAATCATGTCAGCGGTGAAGGACGGAACACGGTCCTTGCCCACGCTGGCAGAGGTCTTTGCTGAATTGCCCGAAATGGTGTGGCCCTGATGCTTGGCCACAGCGCAGTCAGTGAGTTTGCACTCTCCGAATTAGCCCAAGCGCAGCAGTCCGCGACGCTCTCGGTCACGCTGGACGGCATCTCGGTTGCCATCACCGGCTCGGCAACGTCTCCGGTGGTCGTGGGGCCCAGCGTTGTACCGGCAGGCGCTCCTGGCAAGGCAAAGCGGCAGAAGCTGGGGTGGGCGTGGGTCGATGGGAAGATCGTCTACGGCACGCAGGCTGACATTGACCAAGCGATTGCGGCGTTGCAGAAGGACGCGCCCAAGCCCGCCAAGATCAAGACGACGCCGATTGCGCGCAAGCTCGCGGACCTTCCGCAGATTGAGGTGCAGTTTGAAGTCCCCTACGTGGACATTCTGTCTGGCACGCCCGCCGTCGAGGCGTACCAGGCGCAACTGGAAGTGGAAGCTCTCATGCGCCGCATGGTGGCAGCGCGGCTGGCTGAACAGGACGACGAAGAGGCGATTCTCCTATCCCTATGAAGATTCCCGTGAAGATCGTGACGGCAGACGATCAGGCGACGGCTGGCTTGGCCGACGCTCGGATGCTGCGCCCGTTCAAGGACGAAGTGGTCCGGGTGCCTGATGACCTGACCGTGGTGTGCGGCGGGGTGCTGCCGATTACTCAGGCCGAGTACGACAAGGTGAAGGCTTGAGCGAGGACAAGATTCGGGACGCGCAGCAAGCGGAATACATCCTCACCCACCCGCTGACGGCCCAAGCGTTTGCAGACATTGAGAAGTCTCTCAACGACGCGCTGACGAACGTGAACGAGAAAGACCTGGATCAGATCAAGAATCTGGTCCTGATGAAAAAGCTATTGCGGCGCTTCCGGCTGGCGTTTGAGACGCACATCACGACCGGGAAGTTAGCCGAAAAAGAGTTGCTGCCTCGGAGATCGTTGTTCTCCGTGCGGTGACAGACCAGCCGACTGCCGCGAGGTAGCCGAGTCCGCTCGAGGGGGGAGGCGCGCATCCCCCTATTCTGGAGATACCAATGGATCAAGCCCAAGGGCAATCCGAAGCAGTCACGTCTGAAGCAGCACCGGCTGAAGAGCCGAAACGCAGTTTGAGCGACTTTGCCAAAGGCTTCATGGATCAGCTAGACCGCGAAGAAGCGGCACCTAGCGACGAGGAGCCTTCGGAAGAAGCTCAGGAAGTGCCACCCGAGGCAGAGGAAGCCCCCCCTGAAGAGGACACGGGGCCGGCGCTGGCAGAGGTGGAGATTGACGGGAAGCTGTATGCCGTGCCCGATGAAATCAAAGACGGCTATCTGAGGCAGGCTGACTACACGAAGAAGACCCAAGAAGTTGCCCAGGCGCGTCGCCATGTGGAGGCGATGCTCGGGGCGGCTAACCAAGCGGTACAGGCTTCCAGTCAGTTTGCTGATTTGATTGGGCAGATAAAAGCAGCGGACTCGTCCTTGCAGGCTTTCCACAGCCTCGACTGGAACGAGTTGCGAGCTTCTGATCCCGTTGAGTACGCAACGAAGCAAGCCGACTTTGTTCGCTGGCAGTCATACCGGGAAGGCTTAGTCCGAAACCTGGCAGACGCCAAGTCCCATGTTGACCGTGCAATGGCTCAAGAGGCCGCTGTGCGTGTTCAGCAGGGGGCGCAACTCCTCTCGCAGCAAATCCCCGGCTGGGGTGAGCAGAAGATGAAGGAGATTCGCGCTGCGGCGCAGAAGTACGGCTATCAGGACGCCGAACTAGACGGGATCACCGATCCCCGAGCCGTCCTGGTGCTTCACAAAGCTGCCGAGTACGACAAGCTGCAAGCCTCTCGCGTGAGCAAGGCACAGCAAGTCAAGAATCTGCCGCCCGTTGCCAAACCCACGGCGCGGTCCAGTCAAGACAGGGCCGCTTTTCAGAAAGCGCGAGACGACTTCAGGAAGGGCGGGGGCAACGACCTCGACCAGCTTTCCAGTCTTCTTTCGCAGAGACTCAATCGGAGTAGATAAACATGGCTATCCCTACCAATACCTATCAAACGTACTCTCAGGTTGGCATCAAGGAAGATGTCGCCGACCTGATCTTTGACATCTCGCCCACCGAGACCCCGTTCGTCACCAAGGCCCGCAAGACCAAGGCCACGAACACCGTCCATGAGTGGCAGACCGACGCGCTGGCTGATGCGGCTGCTAACGCCAACGTCGAAGGCGACACGACGACCGCTGTGGCTGCTGTTGCCACCAAGCGCCTCAAGAACTTCACGCAAATCCTGAAGAAGGTCGTCTCTGTGTCGGGCACCGCCCGCGCCGTCAAGACCTACGGGCGTGCGGACGAGTTTGAGTACCAACTGTCCAAGCGCATGAAGGAACTCAAGCGTGACCTGGAGTTCGCTGCGGTGACCAACCAAGGCGGCACGGCTGGCGCGGCTGCTTCTGCCCCGCTGATGGCTTCGGTGGAAAGCTGGATTGCCACCAACGCTGTTTCGGTGCAGGAAGGCACGGCTGGCACCACCCACGGTGCGACGACGGGTGCGTTCCCGACCCGTGGCCCCATCGACTCGACCTCGGCTGGCTCCCTAACGGAAGCGGCGCTCAAGAACGCCATCAACCTCGCGTGGAACGCGGGTGGCGATCCGAAGGTGCTGATGGCTTCCGGCAAGGTCAAGCAAAAGATCAGCGGTGGCTTCACTGGTGTGGCGACCCGTTTCCGCAACGTGAACGCTGGCGCGCAGGCCGAGATTATCTCGGGCGTTGACCTTTACGTTTCGGACTTCGGCGAGCATCAATTGATCCCCAACCGTTTCATGCGGACCTCGGTTCTCCTGGTCCTTGACATGGACTACTGGGCGGTCGCGTCGCTGCGTAACTTCACGATGGAGCGTCTCGCCAAAAACGGCGATGCAGACGTGGCCCATATCGTGGGCGAGTACTGTATCGAGAGCCGCAACGAGAAGGCTTCGGCCAAGGTTGCGGACATCGATCCGGCGAAGTAACCCGTAGCAAACCAATAGGGGGTGGGGGATAACCTCACCCCCTTTTTTATGGCCAAACGATTGCTGGACGTTGATCCCATGACGGGATTGGCGACGTACCACGACTATGACTCGCTCAACAAGCGGAACGTCATTTCCTACGAGCAGGACATCTCCAAGACGGTGGATTTCTCCGAGGCGTTAGCCAACGACGGGGAATCGACCAAGCGCGGCTTGAAAGAGTCGATGCTGCACTACGCGCACATCCCCGACATCGTGGCTCTCAAGATGAAGTTTGAGGATGGCGTAGACCCGTTTGACCCGAACAACTCACGACGTGTGTTTGAGCTCGTGAACTCGAAATACAAACGACTGAAGACTACGACCCTTGTCCATCGACCAAAGGCTTGATCAGGCATTCGCACTCCACGAGCAGGATAGACCCGACGAAGCGTTCAAGATCGTCTCTGACGTACTGAATGCCCATCCGAACGACCCCAAGGCGTTGTCCTTGGCGGCCCTGATAAACATGAAGTGCGAGCGGTTCGGGGTGGCGTACAGCTTCGCCAAGCGCTCGGTGGATTTGGCTCCCGGATCGTGGGAGATGCTCAACAACCTGGCCATGCCGGTGCTGTGCATGGCGTCGGCTGCCAACGACGAGAAATATCTCGACGAGGCAGAGGGGTATCTGCACAAGGCGCTGAAACGCTCGGGCGATCACCCCGCGGTGCTGAACAATCTGTGCATCATCGCGGTGAACCGCTGCCAGCCAGAACTAGCCCTCAAGTGGGGGCTGAAGAGCTTGGAGATTGACCCCAATCAGCAGGACGTGCGGGAGTCGGTCGCCTACGCTTACTTGCAGAAGCGGAACTACCAAGAGGGCTTTCTCAATTACGAGTTTGCCATTGGGGGCAAGTACCGGAAGCTGACACCGGCCCACGGAGAACCGTACTGGGATGGCACGGACGGGGTAAGGCTGTATCTGCGGGGAGAGCAGGGCATGGGGGACGAACTGTCCTACGCTTCGGTGATCCCCGACGCCGTGAAGCACGGCAACAAGATCACATTTGAGTGCGACAAGCGACTGGCGGGGCTCTTTCGGCGCTCGCTGCCGCCCGAAGTCGTCGTCCACGGCACCAGGCACAACCCGGAATTGCGGGGTTGGCGGGAAGAGGCCGAGTTTGACTTCTGCGCGCCGGTAGGAACGCTGTGCCGCGAGTACCGGCAGACCAAAGAGGACTTTCCGCGCACGGCATGGCTCAAAGCCGATCGTGAGCGGCGGCTGCAATGGAAGGCGCTCCTAGACACGCTTCCCGGCAAGAAGGTGGGGATTGCGTGGACAGGCGGACTGCCCAATACGTTTCGGGGACGCCGGAGTTTCAGTCTTGAGGGGCTGCTGCCGATCCTCAAGACGCCTGGAATTACTTGGGTGTCGCTGCAATACAAGAATCCCGATGACGAGATTGAGGCGTTTACCAAGAAGCACGGGATTGAGATTAAGCATTGGCACCGAGCGGCGCAAGCCTATGACTACGACGACACGGCGGCGCTGGTCTCGGAGTTAGACCTCGTGGTGTCGGTTTGCACGTCCGTGGTTCACCTCTGCGGCGGACTCGGGAAAAAGTGTCTGGTGCTGGTGCCCAAGACTCCGAGGTGGTTCTACCACTTGGAGGGGCAGACATCGGACTGGTATGAGAGTTTGGAGCTTTACCGGCAGAGCGAGAAGTGGCCGGTGGAGAAGGTCGCCGCGAGGGTCAAAGAACTATGCGCGTGACCATCTTTGGCATTGACCCGTCCATCGCCTCAACTCGGTATCGGGCGGTGGCCCCGGCGAAGTACCTCAGGAGCCACGGAATCGACCTACGGGGCGACGACGGAGACTTGCTGGTCGTCGGTAAGCACGGGTGGGATAAATCGCTGGTAGACCGCTACAAGGCGTTTGTCTTTGATGTCTGTGACGACTGGTTTGCTGACCGGGAGTTGGGGCCGTTTTACCGCGAGATGGTCAAGCGGGCGACGGTAGTGACGTGCAACTCGGACGCGATGCGTTTCCGCATCCACCAGGAGACCGGCAAGGCTGCAACGGTCATTCCTGACGCTTTCGAGCATGAGGAATGGGCTCCGAGCTGGGGCGAGGGGCTGCTGTGGTTTGGGAACCCCCTAAACCTTCCTGACTTCTTCCGAGCGGTGCAGAAGCTGGACGGCTTGGACTTGCCGATGGGGTGCATCTCCAAGCACGAGGACTACATGAGCGAGGAGCTACGGCAACTCATCATCCCGTGGTCCCCGACAGCAGTGGACAAGGGCTTCAAGAGTGCGGCGGTGGTCATTCTGCCCACGGGGTTGAGCCCCGCAAAGAGTGCCAATCGACTGATTGAGTCGGTGCGGGCAGGCAAATTTGTGGTGGCCGAGCCTCTACCGGCTTACGAGGAGTTTGCCGAGTGGATGTGGGTGGGTGACATCCGGGAAGGCGTGGAGTGGGCCTTTAAGAACCCTACAGAATGTCTTAAGCGGGTCAAAAAAGCCCAGAAGTACGTTGCCAAGCACTATTCCATTGAGACCATCGGGCATAAATGGCTGGAGGTCGTCAAGCGGGCGTATCCGTGGAAGCAAGCCCTGTCCGTCTAAACCTGGGCTGCGGCAAGCGGCTGCTCAAGGGCTGGATCAACGTCGATTTAGCGGAGAACTGGTCGGGGGACAAGCCTGACGTGTCGGCTGATCTCCGAGACTTGCCCTTTGAGGACAACTACGCGGACGTGGTGATGGCGATCCACGTCCTTGAGCACTTCCACCTGTGGGAGACGCACGCAATCCTTTCGGAGTGGGTGAGAGTGCTCAAGCCTGGTGGGCAATTGGTGATTGAAGTCCCCTGCTTGGACAAGGTGGTGGAGTTCTTCAAGAGCGGAGAAACGAATCTGCGCTACACGCTCTACCCCTTGTTTGGTGATCCGACCCACCAAAACGAAGCAATGATGCACAAGTGGTGCTTCAGCAAGAAGCTCCTTAAAACCTTTCTGGAAGAGCACTTGGATGAGGTTCGTGAAGAGCCTGCCAAGTGGCACTTCCCCGAACGAGACATGAGATTCGTGGGAGTAAAACGTGGCCCTTGATACCTATACCTCGATGCTGACGGCGGTGGCGTCCAACTGGATGCACAGGGCTGACCTTGGGACGGTGGTCGAGGATTTCGTAGACCTCTTTGAAGCCGAATTCAACGCCGATATGCGCGTGCGGCAGATGGAGCGCACCACGTCCACGGTGTCCACGTCGGGCTATCTCGTGCATCCCGCGCAATGGCGGGAGTGGAAGCAGTTGTCTTGGGTGTCGGGGGGCGAGAAGCGCAACCTAGCCCCCATCTCCGAAGAGTCTGTGGTGCAACTCTACGGGCGCGAAGTCAACGGCACGCCGCGGTACTACAAGACCCGTGGCGACAAGACCTACCTGTACCCCACGCCAGACACGAACGTGACGGTGGAGGCGACTTACTGGGAGGGTGTGACCTCTCTGTCCACGTCGCAGCCGACCAACTGGCTTCTGACCCAGTACCCCCAGGCGTACCTGTTCGGGTCGCTCTCGGAAGCGGCTCCCTATGTCGTGGACGACGGGCGCATCCCGATGTGGCGGCAGAAGCTCGTGGACACGCTCAATCGCATCAAGGTGGAGAGCGAGCGTTCGGAGCGGGGCTCCCAGGTTCTCAAGATTCGCCCTGACATCTCGGTCAAATGAGCCTCGATTTCCGTCCCGACAAAGCGGCGCTGAATCCGCGCAACCTGTTTCGGTGCGTGGGCTTTACGCCCGTGGATAACGGCTACGCGGTGTCCTATCCAGCGTATTCGTGGGCTAACACGCTGACGCTGGCCGGGGATTGCCTCGGCGCCAAGGCCATCAAGACGGAATCGGGCTCGGTACGGCTTTTCTTTGGCTCTGCCGCCAAGATTGAGGAGTTTGTGCTTGCCACGGGCTTGGTAGATCGCTCCAAGGCCGGGGGCTACGCGACCAGCACCAATCGCTGGTGCTTCAGCCAAGGGCTGGCGGCAAGCGAGATCATCGCCACCAACTACGCCGATGAGATGCAAATATCCACCGGCACGGCGTTCTCCAACCTCACCAACGCGCCCAAGGCCAAGATCGTGGTGGCGCAGTCCAATGCCCTAGTGGCGCTCAATTACAGTTCCGGTGGCGTGGCGGTTGCCAATGGCGTGTGGGCGTCCGACCGTGGCTCGTCCACGACGTGGGCTACGGCTACCGACAACGATGCCGCACAGTTAAAGCTCGTTGAGACTCCTGGCGAAATTGTGGCGGGCGCAGCGCTACATGACATGGTTGTCGTGTGGAAGCGCACCTCCATGTATGTGGGTCGCTTCGTCGGCGGTGATGAGCGGTGGCAGTTCAACTTGCTGTCTGCCAACGTCGGCATCTACGGCCAGGAAGCGTGGTGTACGACCCCAGCGGGGATCATCTTTTCGGGGGAGGCCGGGACGTACCTCTTTGACGGCTCCGTGCCACGTCCGATTGACCAAGGCATTCGGCAGACCATCCAAGGCAAGATCAACGCCACCAATTCCTACGGCAAGAATGTCGCCATCGGGCACGACGAATACACGGGCTGCGTGTTCATCTACATCCCCGATCCCGGCCCCAACGACGAAAACACCAACGCTCGCTTTAGTTGCTACGCCTATAACTACCGCACAGATCGCTGGTCCCACGCCTATCCCTACTTTGCCGACAGCGAGGGCGTCTATCCGGGCTCTGACTGGGGGTTGATTAACTCGGGAACGGGAACGGCGTACACGGGGTTTCAGGCCGTGGTGCGCGACTTCAGCGTTGTGGATGCAAAGCGCATTACCTCGGGGGCGTTCTCCCCGTTTGACGACACCGGGCACTTTGTCATCCCGTCCGAGAAGAAGATTCTGTGCCTCAATGAATTTGGCGGGTCCGGCGGCGACCTGACCGGAGTTGAAGCAAGGCTAGAAACGGGGCGGGTCAAGGCATCTGACAGATGGGATCAAGACACGCTGCTGCGTCGAGTGATGCCGATTTGGGCTGAAACGTCCTCAAAGTACGGATCGCTGCCCGCAGCAGCTACCTCCTCGCAAACCTACTGCTCTGGCCTCGGCAACAGTTTGGCTTCATTGCAGCCAGGGGGTACAAGCGCGTCGTTCTCGTGGAATCAGTCCAATGCGTGGTACGACGGCTTCGTGACCGGACGCACGGTCGCGGCCAGGATTGGATTCAGCGGCTCACGAATCGCGCTGCAAGACATCTGGTTTGATGTCGGCTTGGCAGGCAAGACCTGATGCTTACCTCTGACCCCAAGCTGCCCCAGCTTTACGGGACTGATGCGGGTGAGTTTGTGTCGGTGTCGTTCTATCGGCGGTTCCAAGAGCGCTTTTACAACCTCTGGCGAGAGTTGGCGTTGCTGGTCAATCGGCTCGTGCAGGGGCCGTCGGGCGCAACCGATAACCAAGTGGCTCGGTTTAGTGGCTCCTCTGGCGCGTTGGTCAAGGCAAGTGACATTTACATTACCGACGACGGTCGCCTGTACGGCACGGCGCTTCACAACAACGCAGGCGCGGTGACGGGCACGACCAACCAGTATGTGGCAAGCGGCACCTATACGCCGACCTTGACGAGCAATAGCAATGTTGCGTCGTCTTCTGTCAGCGCGGCTCAATGGATGCGGGTTGGCAATGTTGTCACCGTCTCTGGCTATGGAACGGTTGACCCTACCAACGCAGCTTTTTGCTCGTTTGGTTTGTCTTTGCCTGTCGCAAGCAATTTCACCGGGGCAAACCATTTGAACGGCGCTGGCGCTGCCGACAACCTGTCGGATAGCTCCTTGCGTGTTGCGCTGTTTGTGAGCGCCGACAGCACCAACGACCGCGCCACCTTGCAGTTTGTCGCGGGCACAGCAGACAACCACGCATTCAGTTTCACCTTCACTTACGTTGTTCTCTAGCAGGAGGAAGCAATCATGCCGCAGCAAGTGACCAATACGACCAACACAGGCCCGTCGGCAGAAATGTGGCCGTGGCACCAATCCTTGCTGGAGGGCGCTTTCAACTACGCCAAGCAGCCCTACCAGCAGTATCAGGGGCCTCGAGTTGCCGGGATGTCTGACATCCAATACCAGGCGCTCTCTGGCATTCAGAACCAAATGGCGGGCAACCCGATGATGCAGCAGGCTCAGGGCTTGCTCGGCGGGATGATGTCGGGCGGTCCCAATCCGTTCATGGATCAGATGATCGGGGACGTGACCAATCAGGCCACTCGGGCGTACCAACAAGCCACGGGGAACATCAACAGCCGATTCCGCAACCCCAACAGCTTTGCTGGCTCCCGTCACCAGATGATGCAGGATCAGGCCAATGAATCCTTCGCTCGCGGCCTTGGCGGGGCTCTGGGCAATCTTCAGTACGGTGCCTATGGGGAGGGACTTGATCGGCAGATGCGCGCCGCGCAACTGGCTCAAGGGCTCCAAGGGCAGCAGTTCAGCCAGCTCATGCAGGGTCTCCAGGCGGGTAGCGTGCCGCGCGGCATTCAAAACGAGCAAAACCGTGCAGGCTACGAAGACTGGCAGCAGGCGCGGCAATATCCGCGCGAGATGATTGACATGCTCAACAACATTCTGTCGGGCACTCGCACCCAGCAGCAAACGACCACCTCGCCCGGTGCCAATCCGCTCAATTCGATTTTGGGCGGGCTGGGCTTGTTGGTGGGCTCCACCAACCCTAGCTTCAGCTTCCTCGGAAACTACTAGCCATGTTCACCGTCAGCAACGGTCAAGTGATGTTCAATGGACGCCCCGCTGACCAGATGACCGAAGAGGAGCGGCGGCGCGCTTACGGGACTGCGGGCAACATCAATACCGACGCGCAGACCTATGACTTTTCTGCGGGCAACCAATACCCAGGCAACCTTGACCCTCGGTATTGGGAATCCTACGAGATCAACAACGGAGACGCTGGAACGACTCAAGGCTACCGGCTGCGCCCAGAGTACGAGCGCATGCACGGAATGCAGCAGTTGGGGGCTGTGCGCTCTGTCGGTGGGGCTGGGGAGGCCATTGATCCTGCTGGGATTACCTACGACGACGAGTTTGGCTACCTCACGCCGCTGACCAATGTGCAGGCTCCGCAAAGCACTTGGTTGCAGCAGGCGCTGCCCTACATGCTGGCGGCGGCAAACTTGGGCGCCATCGGCGCGGCAGGAGGATTCGGCGGGCTATTGGGCGGGGCTTCGGGTGGCGGCACCTTGGGAACGGTGTCCGGTCTTGAGTCAATCACGCTCCCGGCTCTTGAAGGCGCGCCGGTACTAGAGGGATTGCCGACAATGGAGGTTATGAGCGGCGGTTCTGGGCTTGAAGTCTCGGACGCCATGCGGTCTTTGCTCAACCAAGGCACGACGGCTCATGGACTAGCCGCAGATGCCGCGGCAGGCTCTGCTGTTGATGGCCTCAGCGCGCCTTGGTATCAGACGATGCTGCAAAACGCCTTCAGCAGCCCTGTCAACGGATTGCGGGCGGGCATGGGTCTAGCGTCCCTGATTGATGGCATTCGCAACGCCCAAGGAGGCTCCAGCCCTAGCGGCAGCGGACTGCTCTCAACCGGCACTGCTCCAAAGCTGGACTTCACCGGCTTGCTGTCCAACTACACGCCCTTGCAATTTGATCCTGTGCCCTTTATGAGCGGACGCTACGGAGGTAAGTGACATGGCTTTCAATTTCTTCTCTGGCGGGTATTCCGCTCCTCGGACGACCTCTTTGGATCAGATGTACCAAGACCCGCGCCGTCAGGGCTCGATGGGTTCGTTCAACCCCGACGCCCTTCAGTTTGGCAATCCGTTTGCTGACTTGATGAAGGGTGGAATGGCTCCTCCTGCACAATCTGGCACGAAACAGCCGCCCCCCACGCAACCTCCTGGCGCGCCGCAAGTGCCCATTTACAAACAACCGGGAACCAGCACCCCCACAGGCGGGGCACAGAGCAGCACTTATTACGCGCAGCCCGGAACGCCGCCCCCGGTGAGTAGCTCTCCCCCGCCGACCGGCACTCCGGTAGACAAGCCGGGGCAGACGCCAGCTCCGGGCGGTTCTGGTGCCTTCAATTACTCGGCTTATCCCACCCTTGAGGCTCTCTACGCCGCGCACCCCGGCGGGCTTCCGGTGGGCTTTGATATGCAGGCGTGGGCGAACGCGACGGGCAACCAGGCCGTCATGAATCAGTCCACCTCAGGCGATCCGCTGCAATTCACTTGGAACCCGGATGGGCCGGGATATGTGAACCCCATGACTGGCGAGACCTACGACCGTCCCGGCGAGACCTACCCCTACACGCCGCCACCGCCGCCACCGTACACCTTTAGTGGCGGGGCACCCGCTCGTTACAACGGGATGCCAGCAGCGTTCCAGAACCCGTATTGGAGGTAGCCATGTTTGACCCCGAAGTGCTGCAAATTCTTGGGCTGAACCTCATGTCGCAGCGTTCCCCGAATTTCGGGGAAGCGTTGGGCAATGCGGGGTTGGCGACCATGCAGTACCAGCGTCAGCGCGAGGAGGACAAGTACCGCAAGGAGGAGCGCGAGTTCTTGAAGCAGCAGCGCGAAATGCAGCTTGCTCAAATGAAGCGAGATGCTCGCTTTGAGGACGCAAAAGAAGCTCTCGCGCCGCAATACTTTGCCCCTGGCTCGCCCTCGCTGCCGTACAACGACACGCTAGGGGATCAGCCGCCACAGGAGATGATCCCTGGCGCTCCCGCCAAGATGGACGTTGAGGGCTACGTAAATGCGCTGCTTGGCTTGGGCAGCAAAGGTATAAAGGAAAGCATAGCCGTTCGTCAGGCAATGCAAAAAAACAATCCGTTTGGAAAAGTGGACATTGACAAGTTCACGCCGGAATCGATTGCCAAATTCAGCGTAACGCGCAAGTACGAGGATTTAGTGCCCCGAGTCAAGATGGAGACGTTGAACACGGGCGGGGGAAGCGTTTTCTACAACCCGTTTTCCGTTCCGCAGGGCGCCGTGGTTCCCAATACCTTGTCCCCTGCCGATCAACAGCGCCTGCCGCTAGAGCGCGCTCGCGTTGGCATTGACGCTGCGCGCGCACAGTACGAAGGTATCCCCGTGCCCGGAATGCCTAGTCCTGTTGGCGCTCCCTCGCCTGTTGGCGCCCCTGCTGTTGGCAACTCCCCAGCGCAATCCGCGTCATTCTTTGAGCCCACGGGGCTTAGTCCAAAGCAAATTCGGGAGCTGGCTTTTGAAAGGGCCAAGGGGCAGCAACAAGCAAAGTCAGACCTTCCGCAAAACGTTGCAACGGCTCAAACAACCATTGACCTTGTGCGGCAGGCAATGGATCACCCTGGTATGCCGAGCATGGTCGGCGCCAAGAATCCCTTTACTGGCGCTGTAGGCACGATGCTTCCGTTTCGAGGGCAGTCTGCGTCTGGAGTTACTAATCCAATCTCTGGAACGGATGCCGCAGGATTCCTGAACCTCTTTGAGCAAATCAAAGGGCGGCAATTTTTGGAGGCGTTTCTAAGCCTCAAGGGTGGCGGGCAGATTACAGAGATTGAGGGCACAAAGGCTACTCAAGCCATCTCTCGGATGAACCTGTCGCAATCCGAAGAGGAGTTCAAGAAAGCCGGTCAAGAGTTCATTGAAATTGTTGAGGGTGCCATGAGGCGCGCCCAAGAAAAAGCTGGCGTTTCTGGTGGCGGTGACACAAAAACGGTAGTGATTGGTGGACAGGAGTATGTGGCTCGCCGTGGCAAGCACGGCAAGTACTACGCCAAGGTGGGCAATCGTTATTACGAGGTGTCCGAATGAAGCTCAAGCCCGTGGACTTTGATCCATTTGCTGAAGAGGAGCGGCCAAAGGTTTCTGGGGCAAGGCTCAAGCTAGTTGAGGCCAACCCTTTTGAAGAGCCGATGAATGTAGACCCAACATCCGGCATGAGTACGTTTGACAAGGTTGCGGCTGGGGCCGGGAAACGTCTTTACGACGCAGGGCGTTCAATTCAGCAAATGCTTGGGATGGCATCGCAGCAAGAGATTGACGAAGCCAAGCGGCTTGATAAAGCCTTAATGGACACCACGGCGGGCAAGGTGGGGTCGGCAATTCCTGACCTTGCAACCATCTTTATCCCTGGCGCTGCTGGCGTAAAAGGAGCCGCGATAATTGGGGGTGGTTTGGCGGCGCTGAATCCTACTAGCGAAGGGGAGAGTCGAGCCCTCAATGTTGCCACCGGAGCGGCTTTGGCTGGCGGGACAACTTACGGGCTTCAGAAAGGCTTTTCTGTCCTAGCGGATCGCGTGGCAAGCAAGCAGGCGGCTGGCGCTCAAGAAGCGGCTCGTAACGCCGTCAGGGACGCGAATCTGGCGGCGGCCAAGGATGCGGGCTACACCGTCATCCCTTCAGAGGTTGGCGGCGGGATGCCGAGCCAAGTGCTAGAAGGGTTGTCGGGCAAGATCAAAACGCAGCAGCTTGCCGCTGTAAAAAACCAAAACGTGACCGATGCTCTCGTGCGTAAAGCTGTTGGGCTAGGGCCGGAAGATGACTTGTCACTAGCGAGCATGAAGGCGGTAAGGGCCAGGGCGTTTGCCGAGGGTTACGAGCCCGTGCTGAATTGGGGTGGCGGTCAGGTCAAGATTAAGCCCGACGCTATTCTTCAGAAAGAAGCCGCTGCTATTACAAGCCGCGCCGACAATGCTGCTCAGGCGTTTGGCGACATCGTAAAGAGTGACGTTGGGACGCTTGTAGAGGGCTTGCAGAAGGCGCAACCGTTCACGCCACAGCAAGGGCTCAACGCCACGGCCATCTTTCGCGAGAAGGCTTCTGATGCGTTTGCAAAGGGCGACAAGCAATTAGGCAGAGCCTACGGCCAAGTTGCCAAGATCATTGAGGATCAAATTGACCGCGCCGTTAGCGCAAGCGGCAAGGAGGGGCAGGCGCTTATGCCTGCGTTCCGCGAGGCCCGCAAGCTCATGGCAAAGACCTTTGATGTAGAGAAGGGTCTAAACGCGGGGAAGGGCCAATTTGACGCTTCCGTAGCGGGCAGGATTCTTAAGAAAAGCCCAGATCGCTTGACCGACGAGCTAAAGACGGTCGGGATGGCCGCGCTGTCCATGCCGCAAGCCACTCGGATGCCCCAGCAGGGTTGGAGTGCGCCCGTTACCGCAATGGACACGATCAGCAGCTTGGGCCTGTCAGCGGCTTCTCAGAACCTTTTGCCGCTAGCAATTCCAGCCGCTAGGGTAGGCGCTCGATATGGGCTGCTGTCCCGTGCCGGACAAAAAGCTATTGGTCCTTCTTACGGGCCCAACGCGCTTGAAAAGGCAATCCCCGAGTTCTTGCAGCGCCAAGAAGCGCAGCGACTAGGCTTGCTGGCGCCGCTTCTTTACGGGATACAGCAGTAACTTCTTGACCCTTCCCTCTGGAAACCACCGCTGCACCGCCAAGCGGATTGGTAGCAGGATCAAGCCAAAAACGATCAGCGCCACAAACGGTCGCAAGACAATGGCGATATAGGTCGTTCCCATTTGTCCATTCTAGCCCCTTCCGAGGGGCTTTTTTACGTCCGTAGGAACACCTATGCCTGACATTCTCGTGACCGTTTCGTGGGCCGTAATGGGCGTCATTGGCTGGTTTGTCCGGGTGCTGTGGGAGGCCGACAAGGAGCTTCGCCAAGACCTCGCCAAGCTCCGAGAGGAAATCCCCAAGGAATATGTGAATCGGGACGATTACCGCGGGGACATCCAAGAGATCAAGCAGATGCTCCGGTCGATCTTTGAGCGCCTAGACGAGAAGGCAGATAAGTGAATCCCCGTATGGTGGTGGCGTCCCTGTCGTTATCGGGGGCGGGCCTCATTGGGATTGCTTTACACGAGTCCTGGCGGGATACGGCTTATCTCCCGACCCCTAACGACGTTCCCACCATCGGCTTTGGCTCTACCGAAAACGTAAAGCTGGGCGACAAGATCACGGTGGAGCGGGGGCTTATGCGGCTGAAGGAGGACGCCTCCGACGCCGAGAACGCCGTCATCAACTGTGCGCCGGTGCCCATGTACCAGCACGAGTTTGATGCCTGGGTCTCCTTCACTTTCAACGTGGGCGGGAGTGCCTTTTGCCGCTCCACAGCCGCCAAGCTCTTGAATGAGGGCAAATACCTAGAAGCCTGCGCTCAGATGGATCGGTGGGTGTATCAGGGCTCGACCGTATTGCCGGGGCTCGTAAAACGCCGTGCCGAAGAACGAAAACTCTGCGAGGGGAAGAAATGAAAGCGCTCATTGAGAAGCTGAAAGACCTGTGGTTTGAGATTCCCAAGTCTGCCAAGCAGATTGCCTACGGCTTCCTGGCGGGCTTTGTTCTCGGGCTGATTCTGTGAAAGAGCTGTGCGCGCTGATTGCTGGTGCGCTGGCGCTGCTGGCCTTTACGGTCGGCGTGTGGTTGGGGTCAAGTCAGTCGGCAAAAGCGTTAGCCAAGCTCCAGTCAGAGATTGAGTCAGCCCAGAAAGTCCACGCGCTTGAGCGGCAACGGCTCGTGGAGTACGGGCAGCAGTTGGAAGCGCAGCTCAAGAAACGCAAGGTAGAGATCAGGACGGTGACCAATGAAATCGTCAAAGAGATTCCCAAGCTGGTGGGTGATGGCAATTGCATCAACAGCGGTTGGGTGCGCGTCCACGATGCCGCCGCAGGGGTGTCCGTCCCCGCCGGAGAGTTTGTTGGACCCACCCAAGACGTTACAGCCGCTCGTGCCGCCGAAGTCGTCGTGAACAACTACGGCTGGTGCAATGTCTGGCGGGAGCAGCTTCTAGGGTGGCAGAAGTGGCACGGGGAAGAGTCTGAGTCCAAGCGTCGAATTAACAACATTCTGAGGTCCGCACAATGAAAGTGTTTGCTATCGGCTGTCTTGCTCTTCTGACGGGGTGCGCCTCGTCCAAGGAATACGCCTCGTATCTCGCCGCCCACCAAGCCGCCCACGAAGCGAAAGCCTCAGCAGAGAAAGCTCGGTATGCGGCCATTGCGGAGATTGCCAAGACCTCTCCTGACGCGTCTGCTCGGACTGCTGCGGTGATGGCTCTAGCGATGGGTAAGAGTGAAGGCCAAGTGGCTCCTCCCGCGCCTCCGCAGAATGAAGTCCTGCAATGGGCCTCGGTCCTTGTGCCAACGCTCACCAATATTGCGACGGCTGGGTTCTCCTACCGCGCTGGCGTGGTGGCGTCCAACAACAGCCGGGATGTGACGGTGGCGGGCTACCAGACTTTCGGCTCAATGGCCAACTCTGGCTTTGCGGCGATCAACAACACAGCCTCCGCAGGAT